CTGGTTATAGACCTAGCCCAGCCCTTCAATACCCATCAATGGGTTCAGTGGTTGCACATGAGTTTGGGCCTCGCAAAAACCTTCCTCCGTATGTCTGTATCCCCAACCAGCCTAACGAATTTGCAGGTACTGGATATTTAAGTAGCTCATATTCTGGGTTTGGTTTAGGGTCTGATCCTGCCAGTAACGACTTCCAAGTTAGAGATCTGAAACTTCCGGTTCCAGATGAAAGGTTTGCAAGAAGACAGCGTGTACTTAATGTAGTAAATACCAACTTTAACAAAAAGCAGAACGCCGACTCTGTAAAGGCGATGAACTCTTTTTATGAGCGTGCATATAGCTTGATAGGAGATCAAAATGCAAAGGACGCTTTTGATATAGAGAAAGAATCGGCACAGACAAGAGACAAGTACGGCAGAAATACTGCGGGTGCCAGAATGCTTCTTGCCCGAAGACTGGTTGAGTTTGGAACACGTTTTGTTACTCTTACCTATGGCGGATGGGACATGCACGACAACATAGCCAATGGTATGAATAGCCAGCTACCAGCTTTCGATCAGGGGTTTGCAAGTCTTATCGAAGACCTAGACCAGCGTGGCCTACTGGATTCCACCTTGGTTTGTGTTGTTTCTGAATTTGGAAGAACGCCGAAAATTAATAATCGTGCAGGAAGAGACCACTGGCCAAAGGTATTTAGTACGGTGCTTGCTGGTGGTGGAATCAAGGGAGGAATGACATATGGAACCTCAAACGCCACTGCTAGTGAGCCAGACCAAAATCCAGTCAACATAGAGGACTGGGCCGCTACCATCTACAATAGATTGGGAATAGTTGCCGATAAAGAGCTAATGGCTCCGGGCGAAAGACCTATCGAAATCGTAGACGGCGGCAAAGTTTTAACAGACATTATTATATAAGGATAACTATCATGAAGTTTAAAATACCCTTTTTAGCTGTATTGATTGTGGGTGCAATCCTATTTATCAATAAAGACGAAGTAAAAAACATGTTTACAAAGGAGAATCCTGTGATTTGTGATATATGCGAAAACGAATGCCCATGCCCAGTTCAAGAGTGTATATGTCAAGACGCTTGTGAGTGTCCAGACTGCGAGGTGTCATAATGAAATATTTAGCATCAATACTATGTCTCTTGTTTGTTCCTTTGTCAGCCGAAGCAGAGCAGCCCGAACGCAAGGTTATCAAGCCTCCGACTGTAAAGAGCGTACCTAGAGATTTTACACGACCACCCGTAACAAGACCACAGATTCCCGGAAAGCAACAGTGGCAGAGACCCCAGACTCAGCCACAGCAACCAAGGATCGAAACTAAACATGGTTTTGGTTTCTATGACTATTACTACAGACCTGTAAATCCATACTTTAGATACTATAGAGTTCCGTCTTATTATCCTCCGGTGATTATTCAACCTCAGCCGGTGCCAGTTTACCCAGCACCCTTTCAAGGTTTTTTCTTTCATTTTAGGTTTTAATGTGCAGAAGTCTGAGTGACGATAGACTATATATTAATCAGTTTTTATAAGCCGCTTTTCTGATATAAAAAAAGCGGATTACATATTCTAGATTGGAAACAAAATTGATAAATCTGATTACACCCATAAACAGTTTGGGCTACGGGGTAGCGGGATATAATTTATTTAAAAACTTATTAGCGGAATACCGCACCACTGCCCTGTACCCAATCGGAAAACCAGAGTTTATTGATTCAGATATCGAGACCGGACTAAAGAACCGAGACGACATGACCATAAAGCCATGTGTTAAAATATGGCATCAAAATGACCTATTTCAATTTGTGGGACATGGGGAACATATAGGGTTTCCCATATTTGAGCTGGACGAATTCAGCGAGGAAGAAAAGCTAAGCCTTAGTCATTGTGATAAGATTTTTGTCTGTTCTGAGTGGGCAAAAAGTATAATCTTAGACCAGATGATCGGACACTTCTTTGACGATGGGCGTGTCCATGTGGTTCCACTTGGCGTAGACACGGATGTGTTTCAGCCATTTATATCTAATCGCCCGAAGACCATATTCTTTAACTGCGGCAAATGGGAAAAGAGAAAAGGGCACGACATACTTTTAGAGTGTTTTAATCTGGCATTTGAGCACAATGACGATGTAGAATTGTGGATGATGTGTGAAAACCCCTTTATAGGCAATCAAAACCAAGCGTGGGCAGATCTTTACAAAAATTCCCCTTTAGGCAGTAAGATAAGGATAATTCCTAGACAAGCATCCCATAAAGATGTGTATACTATTATGCGTCAAAGCGACTGTGGTGTTTTTCCGGCGAGAGCTGAAGGCTGGAACCTAGAGCTGCTAGAAATGATGGCCTGTGGTAAAAAGGTTATTACTACAAATTACTCGGCACATACCGAGTTCTGCAACCAAGACAACTCTCTATTAATAAATGTAGATAACCTAGAACAGGCACAAGACGGAATTTTCTTTTCTGGTGAATATGGAAGATGGGCAGAGTTATCAGAGTCCCCTAAAGAACAGCTAGTACAGCACATGAGATCTGTACATAGAGAAAAACAAGAGACTGGTTCGCTTTATAATCCTGATGGTATAGAAACTGCCAAAAAATTTAGTTGGCAAAACTCAACTAAGGAGCTAGTAAATGGACTTTAGTACACCAAGAAGAATACTAAATAAGTATCGCGACGGGTTTATTGGTGCGGTCTGCGACGAAGAAGATGTGAAAAAACTTATGGGAGAGCTTCCCATGCCTGTTTTTGGTGCAGCCGCCTACGATCTATGTGGTTCTGGTGAAGGCAAACTAAGTCTCCCCTTCAAAAGCCTATTAAAGTTCGATCCGTCTTTTGGGCCATCGGAGAGACAGACGACGGGAGACTGCGTATCCCACTCCACAAGAAACGCTGTAGATATAACCAGATCTGTGGAAATAGATGTTAAGTCAGAAAGAGAAGATTTTGTCGCTCGTGGTGCTACAGAAGCTATATATCAATCCAGAAGTCACAACGGACAAGGAATGACATGTAGTGGTGCGGCTAGATATGTTCATCAAACGGGAGGCATACTCCTAAGAAAAGACTACGGAGATGTTGATCTTTCAGTTTACAACTCGTCACTAGGTGCAAAAAAGAGAATACCAAAAGATGTATATACTACGGAAGCTAAAAAGCATCAGGTCAAAACAATATCTAACGTCAGAACAGTTGAAGAAGCTAGAGACGCCCTTGCTAATGGCTATGCACTTAGTGTATGTAGTGGGTATGGCTTCAGTTCTCGTAGGGATGCTAACGGCATCGCCAAACGTTCTGGCAGGTGGAGTCATGCTATGGCTTGGATCGCTTGCGATGATTCTCGCAAAACTCTAAACGAAACACTTTTTCTAGTTCAAAATAGTTGGGGAATTTGGAACTCCGGCCCCAAGAAACACGATCAGCCAGAGGGCAGCTTTTGGATACGAGAAAAGGATGCAAGAGGCATGTTGTCTGGCGGAGGTGCTTGGGTATTCAGCAACGTAGATGGATTCCCCGCTAGAAAAATAGACTGGACAATAGACGAGGTATTCTAATGAATTTCAAACAAAGGGCGATTGTAGGGCTTGTTGTTGTAGTTGCACTCTTTTACTTCAATATTAACCCAGAAAATTCAAAAAAAGACTTGACAAATTACGACATAGAGAGTATAATGATAGAGGCTAACAAGTCATTTGCTTTAGCAGAGGCAAAGGTACTTGGAAAGACTCCGGTTCCAGATGATACGCCTTTGGGGCCAGATCCGGATCCTGAAAAGTGCGTATGTAAGGGCACTGGAAAAATAATACAAGGAGACGGTCACGTTACCCCGTGTCCATATCACTCAGCAAAAAACAACAATGAAGCTTGTGACTGTGGATGCAATAAAAAGGGGTGCTCGTGTCAATGTAAAAATAAAGAAGTAACTAGGAGTAGGGGGTTATTATTCCCTATTTTTAGATAATTATGTTTTGTTAAACTTTTAATTGGAGAGTAAAATGGATAAGGTAAAATCTTTACTTAAATCACGTAGATTCTGGGTGTCGGCTGTTGGTTTGGCTGGTGTCGTATCGTCTGAACTTTTCGGGCTCACTCTTGACACGGAGCAAATCGTTGGTGTTGTAACCATCGTTGTAGCTTGGGTTATCGGTGACACCGTTCGAGAAACAAAATAATAAGGATTTAAAATGCTTCAATTTCTGAGTGACTTAAATCCACTACAGTTAGTATTGATGGGCATGGGTCTCCTATTGGTGGCCCCAGTCGTTATGGAGCTTTTCTCAAATAAAGAGGAAAACAAAGTAAAGGATATCGGCTCTATACCCGATAATACTATAACAGACATAGTTCTCAAGTGGGAGAATCTGTGTGATGCGTGCGAGGACTTAGGTCTAGAACAGGCATCATTAAAACTTGAAGAGGTTTTTCCTCTTCTATGCAAAAAGAAGAAAACTGAGAAATTAGCAAGCAACGAAACCGATTAGGAGCAATTATGTCGAATAAAACAAGATTAATCTTGGGTGCGGTTCTCATTCTTGCGGCAGTTTTTTTGCCTGTAATTCAGGAAAGGATTCCTGATTTTACTCCTAAACCTGACGACAACAATGTTGTTGAACCAAGCGAAGAAATTTTAGAGAGAGTCTCAAGTATAGCCGACAAAGTTACCGATAGTAAAGACAGGGCGGATATGTTTGCTTTCAATAAGGTTTTTTCGGAGAGGCTTAAGGATTACTCGGTTGATGCTCAACAGATAAATGACATCTATACTGAGGCTGGTAAAACGTTTTTCAAAGGAAGACTAAGGGGCAAATACGAAGGTCTTTCTAGCGGTTTAGTTGGATTAATGTCTGGCATAATCGGAACAGAAAACCATACTATAACAAAGGAAGAAAAAGAAAAGTTGGCAAGCCATTTCGATGGCCTGTCTTGGTGTTTTAGGTAACAATAACCATAAGGGGGTTTTATGCCACTTTTTAAGGGGCCAATCGGTACTTTTATAAGAAAGCACAAGCTTATTAGACGTGCTGCGGTAGTGGGAGGAGTGCTTGTAGGTCTTTATTTCTTGGGTGCCGCTCAGGGCTGGTGGTCAAGATTTTTATTCTAAGAGAATGTTTTAAATAAGGGGTGTCCCTGAGACGCCCCTCCTTTAAGGAAAAAAGATGGATATTATTAACGTTTTAAAAAGCGAACTAAGATCAGAAATTGATGTGGCTGCGTTTGAGATAAATTCGGTACTAGCAGAACCAACAAAAAAAGGTTCCGTCGATAGACTGGCTGTGGCCGTTGCAACGTACACTAGGAAAATTGCAGAAGTAGAAACATTGAACAGGCTTCAGAGTCAAGTTCAGGCCAATCAAAAAGAACAAGTTAGCCAAGACGAGTCACAGGAAGGCAACTAGATAATCTATGAAGTTTAAGATAACGCTACTAATGATGCAGGCAGATTCTAGTTTTAGTCCATTAGCACCTGACTTTTTAGATATCGTCGTGCGTGACGATGGGGGGTTTCCTAGTAAATATGTGTCTACCAAAACAATACCAGAAACCATACAAGAGCTTTATGAGTCTTGTTGTAGTCTGAATTGTGACTGGGCATCCCCGCTCTTGTCTGACATTAGACATGAACGTGGTTCTACCGAGTGCGAAGCTTTATACTCAGTATTAGTACCAGAGGGCACTCTAGGCGTTAAAGAAGGATACAGACTAACTAAACCTTACCTTTTACAGGACTTGGAAGAATTTTATGACAGAGGACTCTCACAAAGACCAAGATGTCTCCAGCAACAACAGTTCTAGCGAACAAGATTTCTCAGCAAAATTGACTATACTGGTTGACAAAGAGGGAGAGATAGTATATAATTGTGACTGGGAGCCAACAGACGACGGATTGTTGGGTGTTGCTTCTATATTTTACAAGCTGCTTATTGATGATTTGGGCAATAAAATATTTGAAGAAATTAAGAACCAATGCGTATTAAATAATGCGGAGACCGACTTTATGGCAATAGAGAATATAATATACAAGTATGCGTCGATTGACAGTAAAGGTGATTCAGTGGTCGTGCCTCCTGATAAAATAACCAGCATTTAAGGGAGGAATATATGTTCGATGAATACAATCTCAAATCACGTAAGAAGATTTGCTGGAAAAGCTGGAATGCTATTGTAGATGAACAAATAGGCACAGAAGAACTGCTTTTAGAAGAGCTACAGAACGAGCTTGGCGAAATGCAGGAAACTGGCGAAATGCAAATACTCCCATTTGCGGGACTCATTGATCAACAACCCAAAATACTACACACGCCGATGGGTATGTACCACCTAGACTCGCCATTCAAACCGTCCGATAGATGGGACTGTTGGCTTGGCAGCACTAATTTTGATGTTACGCATGGGGTTAAAGAGACGTTATCTAAAGTAAAGGGTGTTGAGGCACTAAAGATATTAGGAAGATACAGCTTCTTCATTGGAATAGCTAGGCTCTTTAGCTTTAAAGAGGTTAGACTAGACATAGAAAAGAAGTTATGCGGATATACAGAAAAGGAATTACTGTCAGACGAACAAACACAAGCGACAGTAAACTTAATTAAGGAACAGCTTGAGAGTACGAAATACTGGTCTATACTAGTTGCTCCTACTGGCAAGGTTGACTATATTGTTTCAGACCATCTAGACCAAGCCTATCTAGACGGATTGAATGAATTATTGGAAACTAAACAGAAACTAGGCGGAATCATTTTGAGAGGTGATCATGGATAATTGCACTACTTACGAAGACTATTGGAAAAGCTCTGACGTTCAAAATATTATGAACAAGGTTGCGAACAGATACAAAAACTCTATCGACCCAGACGACATAGAGTCAATTAAGATGCAAACACTTTGGAGATGTATGGATAAATATGATGCCGATAGAGGCACCAAGTTCACTTCATATCTCTATCAGCAGATTAGCTTTGCTTTTAAAAATAAACTCAAGAAGAAAAGAATGGAATTCAATCGAGATGAAAATTTCGACAAGACTGACATCAGTACCCGTGGACGCATGGAAGTGTTTGACATACTTACCGGCCTAGATCCAGAGCTAAAAGATGTGATTGATAAAAGGTTTTATCATAACATGACAATGGTGGAAATTGGCAAGTCTAATGGGTATAGCAGAGAGACTGCACGTAGAAGACTAAAAAAAGCCATAAAAGTTTGCCAAAAAAATTGCTTAGATTAAATAGTTGCGTATATATAGCTAGGAACTGGATCTTTTTGTGGAATATTGGAAATATCGTTTAATTTTGTTTTTTAATCAACAAGGAGATTATTATGGCAGTTCCGGGTAACACTTCAAACTATTTGAAGAACACCTCTAATGGTACGTTTACAGCCGCTAAAGAAGGCGGTACAATTTTAGGAAACTCTAGCACTGGTGACGTAATTACCAAGGCACTTTCTTTGGCCGACAGTGCCGTAGAAAAAGGCGTTCCGACTGGCCCAGCTAATGTAGAAAATGGTCTGGTAAGAAACATCAAAGCACAAGGTGCGAATGGTACTTTTGCTTGGGATGGAGGAACCGCAGCAGGTTCTAGATTCCCAATGATGGGAGTCAGTACCAGTCTTGGTAACTACGCAAACACCACTATTCAGTCTTCGTCCAGAAGCAAATCGTTCTCATCCAACGACGCCGTTATGCGTGCTCGTAATCAGTATGGTGCTAAGACCGTTACTGCTTTCCGAGCTAACAGATTCAGTTGGACAAGCACTAAATCTCGAAATGATGCTGGTGCTGCTTTGGGTAGTAGAATCAACTGGGTTGCTGCTGCAACAGGTGGTGCTGACAGTGCTTCTGCTCCAGATGCTCTCAACGAGAATTACTGGGATCCAGCCGCTGGCTCAACCTCGGCTAATAGCGACAGTGCCGCTAACCCAACTCGTGCGGTACCGGGTGAACTTGTGATGATGGTTGACTTTGTTGACGCTAATATCAGTACTAGCGGAAACTTCTTCGACTACAAGCCTATCACTGGTATGTAATCCATATTTTCTTGCTGCTCACCGCTTCGGCGGTGAGTAGTTTTTTTTGGATTTAATATAACCATAGGAGATGTCATGAACGAGACTTGGGACTTAATCAGAAACGTGACTGAAGTAATAGGAATGTTTTTTATTCCCGTTCTGGGCTGGGTGCTGTACACTATGGTTCAACATGGAAAGCAAATTATCGTGTTAGAACAAAAGGTAAATGAATCTTTGAATCAACGTATGGGACGTATAGAAAAGCGTGTCGGCGGCATAGAGGATAAGATAGATCAAATGAGCGAAAACGTTACTGAGTGTAAAATGGTTGTTCAGGATAATAAAAATCTACACAACCAGATAAGTCAACAGCTAGGATCTCTGATGTCTAAAGTAGACGGAATGAAAGAGTAATTTAGCTTAATAAAATCGTTTAAATTTTGACCGCCGGTGAATTTTTATTTGCTGGCGGTTTTTCTATTTTTTGGGTTTTATTCGGTTGACAAAAGGACATTTATGGTGTATAATAATCTACATGATTATAACATCGAAGATGGAAGAAAAATATAAATGGAAGTAACAAAAAGAAACGGAAACAAGGAATCGTTCTCCGTAGAAAAAATTCACAAGGTAGTAGAGTGGGCAACAAAAGGAATTAATGGAGTATCCTTTTCAGACATAGAGATGAACGCCAACCTGTCGATTCATGACGGCATAGAGACCTCTAAGATCCACCAGATTTTAATAAAATCCGCAAACGACTTAATATCTACATCAGAGCCTAATTATCAATACGTAGCCTCTAGGTTGTTAAACATGCAGCTCAGAAAAGAGGTGTGGGGCTGTGGAGACGAGCCTACCGATTTTCTGCTGTTCCTGCAAAGAAACGAAGATAATGGTATATATGATCCGCACATCCTTAAAAAATGGAGCGATAAAGATGTAGATCGTTTTGGAAGGTATATAAACCACAGTAGAGACGACCTGTTTACATATGCCGGTCTACAGCAAATGATAGACAAGTATCTAGTTAAAAATCGAAGTACTGGAGTTATATACGAAACACCACAATTCGCATACATGGCAATAGCTATGTGTCTATTTGATTCAGTAGATGAGGTTAAAAAAGCTTATGACTGCTACTCAACGTTCAAAATTAATCTACCCACTCCTATTATGGCTGGTGTTCGCACTAACATTCGTCAATTCGCAAGTTGTGTTTTGGTTGATGTTGACGATAACCTTGACGCTATATTTTCAAGTATTCATGCAGTGGGCAAATACACGGCGAGAAGAGCGGGGATCGGGCTCAACATCGGCAGGATGCGTCCAATTAACTCTCCCATTCGAGGTGGAGAGGTCATCCACACAGGATTGATCCCTTACCTAAAGAACTTTGAGTCGGCTGTTAAGTCAACATCACAGAATGGATTGCGTGGCGGCTCTGCTACGGTACACATACCCTTCTGGCATTACGAGATCGAAGACGTAATGGTTCTAAAAAACAACGCAGGAACAGACGACAATCGTGTCCGTAAGCTGGACTACAGTATCCAGTTCTGTAAGCTGTTCTATGACCGCCTGATAGCCAATGAAGATGTGACTCTATTCAGTCCTGACGAGGCTAAAGGGCTGTATGAAGCATTTGGAGACAATGAAAAGTTTGAGCAGCTATACCTCAAATATGAAAACGCTAGATCTCTGAAATTCAAAAAGAAAGTACCAGCCCGAAAACTGGCTGAAATTTTCGCAAGAGAACGTCTAGAGACGGGTCGAATCTATAGCATGAATATAGACAACGCCAACGAACACGGCTCTTGGTCTGTGCCTGTTTACATGAGTAACTTGTGCCAAGAAATTATTCATCCAACTAAACCGATCAACTCGATAGATGATCCGGACGGTGAAATAGGTATATGCATACTGTCTGCTATTAATCTGCTAGAGCTAAACTCGGATAAAGACATCGAAGACGCTTGCCGAATGGCCGTTAGAACTCTTGAGTCGGTTATAGACTATCAGGATTATCCTGTTTTGGCTGGAGAAAACTTCACTAAAAACAGAAGGTCTTTGGGTATAGGTATAACAAATCTAGCTGGATTCTTGGCTAAGAATAAACTCAAATACGAGGATAACGGGTCGCTAGAGCTTGTTCATGAAATGATGGAGAAGATACAATGGAATCTAATAAGTGCTAGCTGTGAGCTTGCAGAAGAAATAGGGCCATGCGAAAAGTTTAGCGAAACTAAATACGCTCAAGGCCTTCTTCCTATAGACTGGTATAAAAAAGAGGTAGACGAATTAGTTTGGCCTAAATACAACATGGACTGGGAGAGCCTACGTGAACGTGTTAAAGAACATGGGCTGCGTCATTCCACTTTATCTGCTATCATGCCTTGTGAGTCTAGTAGTGTAATACAAAACAGTACTAACGGTATTGAGCCTGTCAGAAGTTTGCTTCTCTATAAGAAGGCTAAAAACGGAGTACTTAAACAAATAGTTCCTAACTACAGAAGAAGAAAAAACTACTATACTTTAGCTTGGGAAATGGAAGACAATAAGGCGATGCTAAATATAGCAGCGGTTATTCAGAAGTTTGTAGACATGAGCATGAGTACGAATCTATACTATAACTATTCTCACTATGCAGACGGAAATGTTCCGCTTAGCGTGATAATAAAAGACCAAATCTACGGATATAAGTACGGACTTAAAAATTTCTATTACGCCAATACTCCCGATGGAGATGGCGACACCGAGAAGGGTATGAACTGCGAATCCGGAGCATGTGCAATATGAAAACTATTTTTAATACCAAGAATGTTGATCCTATGTCTCAGCCTCTTTTTCTGGGTAAAGATTTGGGGGTTCAAAGATATGATGTCGTCAAGTATCCTATATTCAAGGATCTTGACAGTAAGCAGATGATGAATTTCTGGAGACCGGAAGAGATTGAACTTAAAAAGGATCGTGCTGATTTTCAGACGCTTTCAGATAACGAAAAATTTATTTTTACCTCCAACCTAAAATATCAAACGATGCTGGACAGCGTTATCTGTAGGGGTGTTCCAACCTTGCTAGAGTTTGTTACAAACACAGAGCTTGAAGCGTGTCTTATGACTTGGCAGTTCTTTGAAAAAATTCACAGTCAATCATACTCATATATCATACAAAATGTCTACGCCGATAGCTCAGAGGTGTTTGAGGGAATTTATGAAGACAAGGAGATAATGAAGCGTGCAGATGTTGCTATAACTGACTACAATAATCTGATGGGCATGGCTTGCGACAAGAACAAGCCAACGGATATTAAAAAACAGATATATATGACCGTAGTTAGTATCAACATTTTAGAGGCGATAAGATTTTACGTCAGCTTTGTTTGTAGCTTTGCGTTTGCAGAGAACAAAAAGATGGTAGGCAATGCCGATATTATCAAGTTAATCAAGCGTGACGAAGCACTACACTTAGCAAATACTCAGGCCATCTTGAAGATTCTACATAAAGAGGATTCCGAGGGTTTTGTTAAGGTGGCCAAGCAATGCGAAGAAGATGCCGTCAAGATGTTTGAGAACGCAGCAAAAGAAGAGAAAGAATGGGCGTCGTATCTGTTTAAGGACGGGTCAATTATTGGCCTTAACGAGACAGTGCTTCACCAATATATCGACTGGCTCTGCATGTCTAGGAGAAAAAGCATTGGACTACCATACGACAACGTTGGCAAAAACCCCATAGCCGGATGGACTCAGGCTTGGATGCAAAGCGAAAGTGTTCAGGTTGCACCACAAGAGCATGAAATAACAAGTTACAAAATTGGTGCTAGCAAAAACGATTTAGAAGACATGGATTTTGGAGACATGAGTTTATGAGAGTAGTTGTGGTTTCTGGTTACTTTAATCCTATACATGGAGGTCATTTAGACTACCTAGAAGGTGCCAAAAAGTTGGGTGACTACTTAATAGTAATAGTCAATAATGACAATCAAGTACAGATAAAAGGGAGCAAGCCCTTTATGGATTGTCAAGAAAGGATGAGGATAGTTGAAGCACTTCAGTGTGTTAACAGTGCTGTTGAATCGGTTGACGAAGATGGATCAGTAGTTACAACGCTGAATATACTGCATACCAGATACTCTCTTGAATGGGATTTTGACGAGATGATCTTTGCGAATGGCGGGGATAGGAAGTCAGACAATATACCTGAATATGAGCTTTGTGAGAAGAGAGGCATAAAGATGGCTTTCAATGTTGGAGGAGGAAAAACTCAGTCTTCAAGCGGATTAATAGAAAAGGTAATTGATAATGAGTAAATGTATTGTCACTGGCGGATGTGGATTCATCGGATCTAATTTGGTTGATTCACTCATATATCAGGGGCATGAAGTTGCGGTCATTGACAACCTCTCCGCAGACTGTCACGAAAGCTTTTACTACAATCCGTCAAAAAACGCTTCATATTATGAGCTAGATATAAACAACTATGATGATATTCACAACCTGTTTATGGGTGTTGATTATGTTTTTCATTTGGCAGCAGAGTCTAGAATACAACCGACTATAGAAGATCCAGCCCTAGCACTCCAGACTAATACTGTCGGAACCCTTAATGTGCTAGAGGCCTCTCGTCTTCATGCGGTTAGTAGGGTTGTATACTCTTCAACATCGGCGGCATATGGACTAAAAAACAAACCCCCAATGATCGAAACAATGATGCCCGACTGCCTGAATCCGTATTCGGTCGCCAAGCGTGCTGGAGAAGATTTGTGCAAAATGTACTATACCCTCTATGGGCTAGAGACCGTTTCGTTTAGATACTTTAACGTCTATGGTGAACGACAGCCAACAAGGGGTCAGTATGCACCAGTAATAGGGCTGTTCCAAAAGCAAAACAGAGAAGGTAATCCCATGACCGTTGTTGGTGATGGGCTGCAAACAAGAGACTTTACACATGTATCAGATGTTGTCAACGCCAATATAACAATGGCACTATGTAAAGACAAAGCTGTTTGTGGAGAGCTTTTTAATGTTGGTTCTGGGGTGAGCTATGCTATCCTAGATCTAGTCAACATTATTGGTGGAGAAGATCCTTATTATACATTCATACCAGAAAGACCGGGAGAGGCTAGGTTCACACAGGCAAACATAGACAAAATTAAGTCCTTTGGATGGGAGCCAAAAGTTAAACTTCAAGACTGGCTAAGGGAGACTAATGAAGAATAAAGTAGAGCTTTTAGGATATTACGGAAGCGATGAGATTATCGCCTGTTCAGCATGGACTTCTACATCGAGAGAACTTACAGATGAAAAAAGAGGACGAATACAAAGACTTATCGAAATGCTCTGGGTCAACGGACATGAAACCCCATTCGAGAAAGGAGTGGTGCATTTCCTTGTTGATACTGATATTGCCAGTCATATTCATCTACTTAAGCACCGGATTAGTTCTCTTAACGCTGAGTCTGCTAGGTATAAAGAATTAAAAGAAGATAAGTATTACGTTCCAGATGACTGGGTTCGTAAATGGCAAAACAAACTAATAGAATACACCGAGGCTGGCAATGAACTATATCATGAATGCTTAACTGAACTTGAACCAGTTCTGGGACGCAAGCGAGCAAAAGAGTCAGCACGATTCTTTAAGACTTACAACAGTCAGATTCAAGCTGACATAATGTTTAACATACGTAGCTTCGCTAATTTTATCAATCTAAGAAACAGCGAGCACGCACAGAAAGAAATTCGTGAAATCGCACAACAGATGTGGGACTTGGTTGCCACTATTGAGGGCGAACCATTTAAGTTTACTTTACAAGCAATCTGTAACGGGAGAGACTGATGGGTATCGTAGATTCTATCGTAGACGACATATTAGAAAGGTACGGGGTTTCTGAGGAGATGATTAAAAAGATTACCTCGATTGTTGACGGGGTAGTTAAGAATGTCTCAGTCCAAGAAGTCGGAG